TTTAATATCCGATTCCGTAGCGTTTGAATTGGTGAATATTGGAGCATTTAACCCCGTTTGAGGACTTCTCTTATAATCCCCTTTTACGGACTGTAGAATATCGGTAATGTTTTGGTTATCGGAGTTCCCCAATATCAAATCGTTACTTTTAAACTTCAAATCACCATTACTATCTAACAATAAATCAATCATTTTACCCCTGTTTTATGTTTTCGTTTTCAATATCACTTACAACAGTTTGAACTAATGCTGCACCGTACCAAGCAGCAGCAGCAGTCTTTAATGCTGCCCCTCCATCGTTTGGAACAGGAACAAACCCACTAAAAACCGTTTTTAAATCGTTTATATCACTTTCAATGTTATTCAATCTATCTACAACATCCTGGACCTTCACCAACCCACCGTATTGATTGCCTCGTATATCAATGGTATCAATACCCGAATACATAATTATTATGTGTTCACTATTTGCGCTATCGTCAAATGGAATAACCCCTACAACACTACCCACAGCAGGAGTAATTAAGAACAAGGTATCCGCATCCTCTGTAGCTAATCGTACATTAACATATTCCGCTTCATCAAGGTCTAAAGGCTGACAAACACAGGTAACCCCATCTACGGAAACAACAAGGCACATGATTATATTTTCAATAGACTTTTTGCCCCTTAAAGCTAAATGCCTGAACTGTTCCGATAGTTTACTTTTATCTGCCATTATTCCGTTATTTGGTTACCTAATTCAACTACTTGTTTATACCCACTTTGACCGAATGTTCTCTTAATTCCTTTTACTAAATACTTACCTTCATTACGTTCAGGCAACTTATTACCTGTAAAGGAAACAACGTCACCATGATTGACAAAAGGTTCTCCAAAGGTTTTAAAATTACCTTTGAACCCTGAATAAAAGAAACTATTATAATACCTTTTTACCGTTGTTTCTAAGTCCGTTTGACTTAAATTAGGACTTTTATATTCCATCTGTTGACCTTCTGAATCCCTAGATGGGTAATAGTATTCTAGTTTTGTGTTATCACTTTGAATTGAAATACCTTTAACCCTTATACTAATATCCTCGCTATTTTCCCAATCTAAACCGCTTTCTTCAATTATATTACTTTCAAATCCGAAGTTCTTTTGAGTTTGTAAACTCACTTGATAGGCTAAACCGATATACAACGTATCCCCTCTAAACCAGGAGTAAATTTGGTATGTATCCCTAAGCATCTTTAATACCATTGTAGCCGTTGAACTGTTACTAATTCTTACTTGCCCTAGATTCTCAAACGTGAATCCGTTAGTAGTGTACGTGACACTGCTAGGGATTACGTGTTTGAGAAGGGTGGTCAACGAAACACTAGACCATGCAATATTAGTAACTCTATGGCTTTTTAACTCCCACATTTTATCCTCACATTCCAACGTAATAGGAACGGATAAATTAACTTTAGAAATGTAACCGTTAAACGCTTCTTTTAAAACATCGTCGTAACCTAATTCTATTTTAATTTTATCCCCTCTTTTAAAAAGAGCATCCGAACCTACTGCAATTGCCTTACCTTTAAAATTTAAGTTGTAAGGAATTACAACCTTTGCCGTATCCGTTAAGTTATCCCAAGCATTATCAATTTCAACTTCATTCACAAAGTCAAAAATGATAGGCTCTGTTGAATCCTCATTAATCGTTATTTTACTCGATAGTCTTAGCATTTGTTTTGAATAATATTATCCCAAATAAACTAAATTCATAATGAAAACTAGAATTTATGTACTCTTTAACAGTTCCGTTTCTACCCTGTATTTTAGTAAAAACTATATTTTTTTTTGTTATTTTATTAAGCATTTGGATCTATTCCTAATTTAACTTCTACCGGTTCATCACTAATCAACTTCATATCAAATTGAATTTGATTTACACTGCCTTCTATTTGACTGAAATTATAACTTTCAACTACTACATAAGTAATTTTAAACAAGCCTATAAAATCTGATACTAAAACAATTTCATTCTGTTCAAGTAAAAGATTATGTAAACTTTCGATAAATTCTCTAGGACTTCTCAAAGCCTTTTCACTTGCGATTATACCCTTTACACTTATCTCGTAGTCACCATCTGAAATATACTCTTTTACCGTTCCGTTCCTGCCTTGTATAGGTGTTTTAACAATATTCCTACTTTGGTTAATAGTTACTAAAGCACTATCGAACTTAAAAACATCGTTAACACTAGAACTTTCAATATCTCTTTTGATAATTATTTGGTCGTATACAGGAGTACCTAGCATAGCACTAGGAACGGAATTATCAGGAAACAAATCTACTCTAGGGGTAATACTTGCCCTAATTAAATTAGTCTTTATCTTACCTACAATTATAGATTGAGCAGTTATTTGCCCTTGTCTAGGGGTTATAAACGCTTTCTTATCTACCTTAAAACTATCGGGTATATCAAATTGTTTTGCCATCTATTTTGAATATTGTGAAACGATACCAACATCGGTAACGATTGTATTTAAAGCCATTTGCAATTGGTCAAGGAATATAGCAGCATCGGAAGCCGTTTGCCCCGTTGTAAATTGATTCGTTACCCCTTTGATTAATGCTTCAATGTTTATGTTTACTACTTTAGGAACACCGCCCGAAACGGATGCGGATTGCTTTGCTAGTTTTTCTGCTTCACTTGAACCTGAACCACCAGCAGACATATCAGCAGTTTTATCAAATACTTGTTTTGTTCCTAAAATAGAATCTTTTAATCTTTGTACTTCTGCTCTTTTTTCTAACCATTTATCATAAACACCCTGGTCAACATTTGTACTATCATAAAATACAGATTGTTTTTTTTGAAGCATTAAATCACCTATTTTCTTATCAGCCCCTTCAGGAGATAACTGACCTCTTACCCCTTCTGCGGTTAATATTCTTGATGAAAGGTCATTTAATTCTTTTGAGGCATTAGCTAAATCGTTTTGTGTTCTCTGTTGCCATTTCATTGATTCAACTTGTAAAGCATCACTAAGCGCATTGCCTGTAACACCTTGCTTCATTAAATCCGCTCTTTTATTTTTAGATATTTTATCCATTAAATCTAGTCTTTTTACAAGACCAGCATTGGACATATTTTTTGCTATATCTTCAATAGTTCTAAACCTATCAGCAAATTTATCTAAAGCCTCACCTATCCAATTAAATATCCCACTACCATCTGCACTGTTACCCATTGCCACCATTAACTCAGTCCAACCATTTGACATTCTATTGATTGAGGATGTTAATGAATTGGCTTGTAATACTGCACCAGCTCCAAATGTTTTCTCCATTTCAGCAGCAAATTTAGGTAAAAAGTCTTCGGACATTAATTTACCATCCTTCATCAATTTATCTAATTGTGCAGTTGTAACACCCATAGCACGAGCAGCCAAAGAGAAAGCACCAGGAACACGCTCACCAATTTGACCTCTTAACTCCTCCGCTTGGACTTTACCCTTACCCATGATTTGCCCTAAGGCTAAAAATGTTCCTTTTGCATCCTCTGTAGAAAGACCCATAGCAGTTACCCCTGTAGATACTTGCTTAAACATATTACGAACTTCACCACTTGAGAACTTCGTATTCATCATTGCACCTTGAAAAGTTTTGAATCCTTCTGTTGTTCCTTCAAGATTTAAACCCATCTCCTTGGACATATCAGATAACCACCTTACTGATGCTCCTCCTTGTATTGCACCATCACTAGAAAATTTAATAGCATTGTGTAACGATTGAAACTTAGCAGTAGTTTGAATCATTTGAGTGCCTAATGCAATGAATCCGATTGAAGCGATTGCACCTTTTAAAGAATTAAACTCACTACTTAACCCCTTTGTTTTTTTGGCTGCTTTATCTGCGTTCTTTTCAAATCTATCTAACTTCCCGTTAATATCATTTAACCCCTTAGTCATTAAATCCCTGAGGGATAGTTCATATACTACTTTTTCCGTTGCCATTATTTACCCCAGCGTTTAGATTCTTCTTTTAAAACCCATTTCATTTGTGAAAACTTCATAGCATATTCCTCATCGGTTAACTCGTCAGGATTCACTTTAAAATAGTAAACCAACATTGCATCAATTTGCATTGTTGGTTCACTTTCTATTAATCTCGAATACTCCTCTATAAGGTTCGGGAGGTGCTTTTTTTTAGTTCGATTAAGTCTAGGAACTCACCAATCTCATTCAAGATTGACAAAAACAATGTATCATTTTCGATAATATCCATATCGGATAATTCCCTAATAGCTGAACCCCTCGCTATCGTTTCAAAACATTGTATTTCGTTAACTTTTCGCTGTGCAAAGGCAATCCCTATAATATTTCTATTCGGCATTTTAAGGTAGAGTCTTTTGCCCTCTACCTCTATAACCTTTATTGCACCTTGCGATTTAGCAATTGAATCCCTTGAATCAATCTCTTTTACTTCTTTTGCTTCTTTCATTTTTGCTTCTTAATTTAAATTACACTACAACACTTTCTAAGTCAGCAAAGATAAAAGGCATTTCAATTGGTATCATTGTATCTCCTTCTTTTGCATCTAGCTTATTGTCCGTGAAGTCAACAGCCTTTAAAACGTGTTTCATTATTAAACCGGTTGTAGGGTCTACAAACAATATAGGAAGGTCAAAGAAAGGTATATCGTTGATGCTCCCATTCGGAGCAGCA